GCAGAAATGTGGGAACAGGCAAAGCAGTTTCTGGATTCTCACGAAAAGGACGGGCATCTCACAGCCGAAGATGCCAAAGCGTACGAGCAGATGGAGAATGAGGTGCTTGCACTCGGCAAGGATATCGAGCGCATGGAGCGTCAGGCGATTCTCGATGCGCAGCTGGCAAAGCCGACCGCAGCAGCAATCACCAATATTCCAGGTGCATCTCTCAATGCAGAAAAGACGGGTCGCGCGAGTGAAGCGTACCGTGCCGCAATGTTGAAGGCGCTCCGTACGAACTTCCGTCAGGTGGAGAACGTCCTGCAGGAAGGCGTGGATGCAAACGGCGGCTATCTCGTTCCCGAGGAATACGATCAGCGTCTCATTGACGTACTCAGCGAAGAGAACGTCCTGCGTCCGCTTGCGACGGTGATTACCACGAGTGGCGAGCACAAGATCAACATCGCAGCCACAAAACCCGCCGCATCGTGGATTGAGGAAGGTACGCCTCTGACCTTTGGTGAGGCGACCTTCGACCAGATCGTCCTCGACGCGCACAAGCTGCACGTCGCGGTCAAGGTGACTGAGGAACTTCTCTACGACAACGCCTTCAAGCTTGAAAACTACCTCATTGAGCAGTTCGGCAAGGCACTCGGCAACGCAGAGGAGGACGCGTTCCTCAACGGTGACGGGACGCACAAACCGAAGGGACTTCTCATCTCGGCAAAGACATCCGTCACCACGGCGGCGGCAGACATCAAGGCAGATGAACTTGTGACACTCGTCTACAGCCTCAAGCGTCCCTACCGCAAGAATGCGGCGTTCATCGTCAACGACCAGACGCTTGCAAGCATTCGCAAACTCAAGGATGCCAACGGCGCATATTTCTGGCAGCCGTCGTATCAGATGGGCGAGCCTGACCGTCTGCTCGGCTATCCCGTCTACTCTTCGGCATATATGCCTGCTGTCGAGGCAGGCAAGACCGTCATCGCGTTCGGCGATTACTCTTACTACAACATCGGGGATCGCGGCACCCGCGCCCTGCAGGAACTCAAGGAGCTGTTCGCTGGCAACGGCATGGTCGGCTACGTCATGAAGGAGCGCGTGGACGGCAAACTCGTTCTTGAAGAGGCTGTGCAGACACTCAAGATGAAGGGCTGATGTATGGAATCGCTGATAAATTCAGCACCTATTTGACGGACTTCAGTTTTTTTGGCAAAGAAGGGAGGTGGTTTTATGCTTGTGCCGCTTGCAGCAGTGAGGCAGTATCTGCGGATTGACGGCGATGAGGAGGATGATCTCCTCACACACTTTACGGAGACAGCAGAACAGATTTGTACTGCTCTTTTACGGGTAAAGGACATATCGGAGGTCGAAGACCAAGCAATCGTGCGTGTCGCGGTGCTCTACGCCGTGTCCTATCTCTATGAACATCGGGAGGAAGCGGATCACAGAGGGCTTGCGCTGACACTGAGGTCGCTTCTCTTCGGTGTGCGGAAGGAGGGCTTTTAGATGGACGTGTCCATGAGCGAACTGCGCCATCGCATTTCTATCCTGCGCCCTGTGACGGAAACTGACGATGAGGGGAATATCCTCTCATCGTCAGTGCAGGAGATTTCAAAGGCGTGGGCACTTGTTCTACCCTTTGCCGCAAAAATCTCCGACGGCTATGCCGAAAAGGTGCAGGAGGTGGATTACCGTATTGTCATCCGTTACCGCATGGATGTGCAAGTGACGGATCGTATCCGTTGGGGTGACAAAACACTCACGCCGATTGCGCCTCCGTATCCCCTCGGAGGAAAGAAACGGTGGCTCGTTCTGGAATGCAGGGAGTTGGTGGAAGATGGCTAGATACCGAGGTTTCGTTTCTGCTGAGAAGATCCTCGCGGAACTCGGCGCGGAGGCGACGGCTGCGGCAAAGGAAGCTCTCGCATATGGCGCGGACGATGTGGTCGCTGAGGCAAAGAACCGTTGTCCCGTCTATACGGGAACAGATAAGCGCGTGGTGAAAGGCGCACTGCGGGATTCCATCCACAAGCGGCTGCGCCGGAAGGACGGCTCTGTTTGGCGCATTGCGGCAGATGCAGAGTCTAAGGACGGTGTATTCTACGGCGTGCTTGTTGAGTTCAGCCCACGTATCAATCGTCCGTTTCTCTATCCCGCACTCGACGCCAAGAAGGACGGCATCCGTTCTGCCATCGTCGATGCCGTGCGTACGGCAATACGGAGGAGGGGGAAATGAGTGTTGCCAAGATGGTGTATCAGGCACTTGTGCGTTCAAAGGAGCTGACGCAGCTTCTCGCACATGGGAAGAAGAGCATCTACCACGGGCGCAGCCCTGACGCGGGAACATATCCGATACTCGTTTATTCGGTGATCTCGGATGTTCCTGCACTCTCAGTCGATGGCACGGAACTGGAACGGCGTGTGACAGTGCGTATCCACATTCTGACGAAGGACGGACGTTTTCGGGAGATTCATCACGCCGTGCAGAACGCGCTTCTGCCGCTCGGTTTTGTTCGTGCGCAGACGCAGGAATTGACAGAGAAAGATATATTCGTTGAAATTACAGATTACAGAACAGCAGTGGAGGGAGAATAAAATGCCAAGTCCAACACCAACAGCAAAGCCCGCAGGGAATCTTACGAGCGGGCAGTTCATCAACATCCAGAAGTTACATATCGCCAAGATGCTCACCGACGTGGCAGGAGGGGCGGCGACCTACGAAGCTCCGATTCCGCTCGGAAAACTTCTGCGTAAGGTGGACATCAAGCCGCAGACGAATCAGGCGGAGCTTTTCGCTGACGGGCAGTCCGTGGATACGGCATCCAATACCGCATCTTATGACCTCACGTTTGACACGGCGGCACTTCCTCTGGAATATGCAGCCTACCTTCTGGGACACGCCATCGAGAATGGTGTGATGAAGGCGGGCAAGGATGATGTCGCTCCGTACTTCGCCGTTCTCTTCCAGTCGGACAAGAGGAACGGCAAGAAGAGATACACCAAATTCTACAAAGTCCAATTCACGGAACCCTCCGAGAGCGGCAACTCGAAGCAGGAGAGTATTCAGTTCGACACGCCGACACTTACGGCAAAGGCAATCTACCGCCTTTCCGACGGTCTCTCCTACGCCAAAGCGGATGAGGAGGCGGCGGGTTTTGCCGCCGAGACGGGGACGAAGTGGTACGAGCAGGTCTGAGGGAGGACACGATGGAAACGCCGACTCTGTATATTGCGGGCAGGGAGATCACGCCGAGTTCACCGAAGATGAAGGTGTGGCGCGAGTTCCTTGCCTTTTTTGATGCCGACAAGGAAGGTCTGAGCCTTGAAGATTTTCTGGACGAGCACGTCCGACTGATTGTCCTTGGATTCGGTCGGGAGGAAGTTACGAAGGAATCCGTAGAGGAGTATGTCGATGTAGCGGACATTGTACCACTGACACGTGCGCTTTTCCGTTGGATTCAGGCACTCACCTTCTCCAAACTGGTGAACCTCCCAAACGGGGATACGGAGAAAGAGGCGTAGTTCTTTCTCCGTATCAGAATTTACTGCGTTACTACGAGCGGCTGCAGTCCGCCTACGGGTGGACAATGCAGGAAATCGACGGGCATGAGATAGGATTCTTGCTCGATCAGCTTGTGGTGACGGCGATCTGCGAAGAAAGATCGTCTGAGCGATTTATTGACGACGTGATGTAGGGAGGGAGATAGAGTGGCAAAGCGCGGACAAAAGATTGATGAACTCTATCTCGACATCGGTCTCAACATCGCACAGCTGCAGCTGGACTTTGACACAGCGGGGAAAACCGTCTCGGATTCCATTGCACGCCTCAACAGCAAGGCAAACAACATCCATCTGAAACTGGATGCCGACCTCGCGAAACTCGACGGCGTAGGGACGGAACTCGACAAGATCAAGGTGCGCCATCAGGCGATCAACCGCGAGTTGGATATTCAGCGGCAGAAGGAACAGATTCTTGTGGCTGTCCTGCAATCCGCGAAAAAGAATGACGGCGTGGACAGCGCATCCTATCGCCGTGCGGAGAGCAATCTCCTGCGTCAGCAGAGAACCGTCGCACAGACGGAAGCGGAAGTGCGAAAACTCAATGCACGTCTTAAGGAGAGTGCGGTTCTCTCCGGCACGCTCGGTGGACGTATCTCAGCGGGCATGACGGCGGCACAGGCGGGTGTTCGGAATCTTACGAGCGGATTCAATGTTCTCTCGACAAAGATGGCCGCAGTTATGGCCGTCGCTGCGACGGGCGCGGGACTGTTCAATATAACGAAGGACGCAATGCTTGCAGGTGAGAACGTCTATAAGCTGACGCAACGGCTTCATGTCTCTGCGGGGGAAGCCGCTGAACTGGGGCGTATGTTTCAGCTTGCGGATACGGACATCAAGAGCATTATCCCTCTCATTGCTCGTCTTGACAAGCAGGTATCTGTTGCAGGAGAGAGTGGGAATGATACGACACGCGCTCTCTCGCGCTTCGGCATCGCACTCAAAGATCAACAGGGAAATCTCCTACCGCTCAACGAACAGCTGGCACAGCTCGCCAAAGGGTACAAGACCGCAAGCGAAGCGGGCATGGAGGAAGCATATACCGCAGAAGTGCTCGGTGCGCGTGGTACGGCGCTCATTCCGATTCTCGAACAGTATGACGATCTGATGACCATTTCCTCGCGCGTCAAGACCACGGGGCTGCTCGACCCGGAACAGGCGCATGAGACCTATCTCAAGTGGCGCGAAATGGAGATGGAAGCGGGACAGCTGAAACTTGCACTTGGTGCGGCACTGCTTCCTGTCGCCGAGGAACTCATGCCCGAGATCAATGACGGCTTTGAATCTCTCGTTGAAACGATTCGGGACAACAAGGACGAGATCAAGGATGCCGTCCTTGGATGGGGAGAGGCATTAAAGACCGTCGCAGAGCTTGCGGGCTTTGTCGGCGAGCAGATTCATAAGGTGAGTGAACACGCAGAAGCAAATTCATGGCTCGTGAAGAATCATCCCGTGGCATCTCCGTTGATTGCTGTTCCATTCCTCGGCGGTACCGTCCTCGACGCACTCTATGGCGATGAGTACAAGCAGTACCAAGAACAGCAGAAGATTGCCAAAGAGAAAGCGGCGGCAGAGGAGAAAGCGCGTGCCGAAGCGGAGAAGAATGCCAAGGCGCAGGAGCAGAATGCAAAAGCGGCACAAATCCGTGCGGCGGCAGAAAAGGATGCCGCAAAAACGGTCAGTGAATCCGCAAAGGCGACGGAACAGCTGACGGACAGCTTATATACACTGACGCATACGGACATCGAGAACAGTCTACACACTCTGGATCGTGAGGCCTTCGATTCCTTTCAGAAGGGCGCCGATCCGCATCTCATCGACGAATACCGCATGGCAAAGGAAGCGAAAATCTATGCCGACTTTCAGCGGGACGTTGTGGACAAGGCGAATGCGCTCTACAAGACCGATTTGCAAAACAAGCTGGATTCCATTGCCCGCGAAGCGGATGCCTTCCGTCAGAAAGGATTGGATGAGGTGCAGACGCAGGCGTGGCTCAGTGAGAGCAAGGCACGTGTCATGGAGCAGTGGGAGCGTGATGTCGCTTCCAATATCGACTCGATCTGGAAGACCGAACTTGAAAACCGCCTTGCAGAGATAGAGCGCGAGAAGGATGCGTGGGTCCAGAAGGGGCTGGACGAGGTCGAAGCGACGCGGTGGGCAGAGAAGCAGAAACTCGATGTCAAGCGTAACGCCGCCTTGGAAGTTCTCCGCTCCCAGAAGGAGGAGTTGAAGGTATTCAAGGAGTCTGGGCAGGTTGGATTGATGGAGTACCTTCGTAAAAAGAACAAGCTGACCGCAGAGGATCTGGGGCTGACACCGGAGCTTCTCCAACAGTTCCAGTCCGGGCGTAAATGGGCGATGGAGAATCTCCTGCCGAATTTTGCCCCCGAGAAGCGTGAGGACAGTTCCCGTATTCGTGTCAACGGGCAGGAGTTCTCATACGCACAGATGATGGCAGGATTGGGGCAACAAGCGCATATTGTTTCAAGTGGGGGACAGAATGCCCCTCCCTCACGGGCTGATACTCAGACATCGCCATCCATGACGGACAACCGCCAAATTCACATACAGGTGCAAATCGAAAACGCCGTCACGGAGGACAACGAGGGAATGCGTATGCTTGCCGACCACGTTGCCGACCGTATCCGTCCTGCCGTAGAAAACGCCCTTGGAGGTGATTCCAATTCATATTCACATTGGTGAGGTACGGACATTATCCGTTGAAAACTGGCAGACCGTTCCCGATGATCGTCAGCAGCTTTTGGAGATTGTCGGCGGCGCGGTCGTGCAGGATTTCGGACATATCCCGGAGGGCGACCGTATTTCCTGTACGGTCACGGTTACTGACACCGACTGGGAGAAAATCAAGGCCTATTGGGATAGCCGGGCAAGGGTGTCCGTAACGGACGAGAGCGGGAGCGTCCTGCCCTCGATGCGTGTTGTTGTGAAATCCTACGAGTACGTGGCTCATTTTCCGAAAGTATATAAACTGTCTCTGGAACTATGGAGGGTGTGACAATGGCAGAACTGCTGCATATCTATATGAACAATCCAACCGAGGGCGGCAAAGACGGGACGGAAGTCAGCTCCGGTACGGAACTTGCACCGATCTCCGTTTTGCTCGATGCGGGTAAGGGCGAGCAGAAAGCCGTCAAGTGTGCCGTGCGCTGCGAGAACGGCTTCCATATCGACGGAACACTTACGGTAAAGTTCGTCGGCGATCATGCGGACAAGTGGAAGGTGGCGATGGATCACAATTATACGACTGATACCGTTTTGACAGCAGCAGATTGGAAGGATGAGATTGCACTTTCCGGTGTCGGCACTGTGAATGTCATTTTCTGGGTGAAAGCGATGAGTTCTTCCGATGAGCAGCCACAAAGCGATGTGAGTGTCGACCTTCAAGCAGAAGGGCTGCTTGTTTCGGACTAGGAGGTTGTGTCATGTCGTTCAAATACATCAATCCAGGCTATGCCGAGCTGCTTTCGACCAGCAGAGGCACAACGGTGACGGGGGAGCAGTACAGCAGGACTGGCGTATCTTTTTGGCAGCCTTCCAAAGAGCGCGGAGTCGAACTTTCCGAAGTCCCGACGGAATTTTACGGAAAGTTCGATTTGTATATCCTCGGAGTAGAAGGGCGTGATGATGTCGATTTTTCACTCGGCATTGGGTATCAGAACGGCATCTACCTGAGTGGTTATCGCAGTTTGACCATTTCCGGGTACGCAGGTACCAACTCTCTTTTTTACAAGTCTGACATCGCTGAGATCATTCCCATGTACGCAATGAGTACCGTATGGCTTCACATCAAGCAGGGGAATGAGAACAACGGAATTCTGCATGTCATCGTCAACGATCATGAATTTTGCAATAAGAGGGATATAAACCTCTCATATGATTCACGAACCATCAAGATATTCAGCGACAACAATCGTGCCCTCATCTCGAATCTTATCCTATCGGATGCCCCGATTGATCCACGCGAGCAGATCGCTTTGCTGCCAATCACGGCAACACAAACAAACATGACCGATTGCGGCGATGGAAGCTATGAAGCGACGGCGGCAGGACAGGAGCTTCTGCAGACGGTCGATGTTTCGTCGCTTATCTCGCAGTATGGAGGGAACTCCCGAGTGGTCAGTATTGCACCGTTTGCAAAGCCCGCCTATCGAACAGCAGAGGGGCTGTGCGCTCTGACAGCAATTGAAAAGGGCGGCGGCACAATTACGGAGCAGGGAAGACATATCGTAGGGCAAGATACGGCGGGGTACGTTATGGGAGCATACGACACGCCTTTGAGAATTGCAGAGCTTGCAGAGCGACAGTTTGGATGGAGAGCGGGGACATGAGTATCAAGCTGAAGCCAGGTGTCCTCATCTCGTGGTTTCCTTTTGGGCGTATCCACCTCCACCCCGCTGTTTACATCACGTTTATCCCGATGGTTCGAGAGCCGGTAAAACTGACGTGTGACCTGATGCGGGAACTTCGCGCATCCTGCGTGGTTCACGCCGACACACGGCGGCTGCTCCAAACAGGCGTGAAAGTCTCAATCAGAGGAAAGCTGCTCCGACGGATTGGACGGACGGAATCGGCAAATACAGATACGTTGCGGCGTATCGGACAATTCTGCTCCGTCGCTGCAGATACAGCACGCCATCTTATCAAGTCTCTGCATATATTGGCAGATACGAGGATTGAGATTCCACATACGCTTACCTACGCAAAGTTCAGGGAGCGCGGGATTCGCTCGTTCTCTGTGACGCTCGGGGAACTCAGCCTGTCGGACAACATCCAATTTGAAACCGTCCAGCCGCTTGCCATCGGCGCTAACATCCAA